CATATCCTCTATCAACTCAATAAATTTGGGACTACATCGTTGCCTTTGTCCTAAAAAATAAGCACTGAAGTTTTCAGCAAACCACTCAACTGTCTTTGTCTGTCCATATTGGCTTGGTGATGTTTCCTTCAACTCTTTGCGCGAACTTTTCCACAATTTATTCATCCGTTGTTCGATCGGGCTGAAGTTATTCCACTCGCGTGTTGCTAATCTTTCATTAAATTTGGTTGGGCTGAACTTGTAGGTCTGGTGAACATGATGAGCAAACTCATGAATCATCGTTGATCTGTAGGTGTCGAATCGTGTTTCCTGATAACTTGCGACACTCCACGGTTTGTTTTCTGCATCTCCTTGGTTCCATGCAGATCGGTTTGTTGCCAACTTACGTCCTGCTGTATCATCGGTAGCGAGTCCGGACACTCTTCGACCCATGAGTTTCTGATTGATCGATAAGGTTGCGTCACCCATTGAGGCGTTGACTCGTGTTCCTCGTCTGGTTTGCATTCCTCTAAGTTTAGGTATATTGAACAATCGAGATAGGCTGTCAAAATCTTCTAAACAAGCCTCAGTAGCGACCGCGATATCGTCATCAAATCGAGAAACGGAACCCCAATTCTTTTTACCTGAGTATCGCGTATCTGAATACTGTCTAGGATCTGCATTGCCTTCTTCCACATATGCCTTAAGACGTTTTCTTGCTTCTTTTGGTGTCTTGAATTGAATCTCTGATGTCGGTCTGAAAGTATATGTCGGTGCTTCTGGGTCTGGCAATGTCGGTCTGATTGCTTGTTGTATCGTGGTTTGATTGAATGTGATATCTCTGTCTTTTAACTCTTGCAGTGTCAGAGTCCGACCATCGCTGTCGATAAATCGGGATAAAGGCAAACGCTGTTGAGCGAACAGGCGTTGACGCTCTTTGCCCAGCACCTCAATCTGAAACTCTTTGGACTGCTTCCTTAACCATTGCTCATAATTGAGTTTTGCGCTGACCACCCCACGCCCTGACGATCCCACCGCACCTCTTTGTCCCTCAACATCGAGTTCAAATTCTTTCTTGACCTTGGGGACAATGGTAGAGCGACAGCCAAAGTGGGCTGGCGGCTTCGGTGATCTCTCAGGATTATCAGATATCGGATAGATCAAACCATCTCGACTCATACAAATGAACGTAGTACGGCTATCGAGAGTGGCGACCCATTGGTATCCTTCAAGAATATCAGCGTTTTCCTTCAACGTTTCGTTTCGAGCTTGTACAGCTAAGTGGTTAGTCCCTGTCCTAATCAACGTTTTGACCTGATCTTTCTTCAGGCTGACATGATCTTTGATGTCATTCACGATTTGCGGTGACGTGCGACCTAACGCAAACCCATCGCGCAGAACTTGCAAGAATTGGCCTTGCGCTTGCTGACCAAAGGCACTGATCAACTGACCAAAAGATTTAGCAGATCGACCTGGCTGTAAGGCCATGACATCAGTTAGGTATGCAGATCGGAGTTGCACAGGGTTGGGTAGATCAAAATCGACTCCAGTAGCTTGCGAAAACGCCGCTGTACTGAACTCTGACTCGTATTGAATGAATTCGTTTGCAAAATCTTCTGTTGATACTCCAATCTCTTGATAAACTTCTGCCGCATAAAGTTTGAGATCATTGAGGATTCGTTGGTAGCGGAACTGCTGGAACTCAGTCAAATCGCCCTCTAGTTTGCGTTCAACTTCAGCGATTAGTTTTTCTAGCTCAATTCCTACTTTATTCACCTGACCACCAGCTAGACGCTGGATGAAAATTTGATGTCGAGTGAGCGTGTCAAACAGATCGTCAGACACATTAGCTCCATTTGACTTTGTCTGCCCAAAATGCGGCTGACATCTTACCCTTTGCTATGTTTTTGGCGTGTCTGGCCTTAAATGCCTTTCGTTTTGCTTTCATGGCTTCTGATTCTCCGGCCTTGGGCGCGCCAGATGTTTTAGCACCTTGCTGACCGAATCGAATCAGTTTTACCTTGTCGCCTTCCTTTGCAAGCACGACATGAGATTTCTCAGGATGTCTAGGTGTCCTCTTCGGCTTGTTGAAGCCTTCAAGATTGAATCTTTCAAGTCTAGGATCTTTCGCCATTACCTTTTCGCTCGTTTCTTGGCGGTTGCTGATAGCTCGCTCATGTGGAATAGAAATTTACTGGTGCTTGTATGCCTCGCTCCTGACATTAGCCGACCTGATGCATCCTTATGAGTCTTACCTGTAAACGGCTTACCGTCCCGAAAATAGTGTTTAGCTCCTGCAACCATTACTTTCTCCTTTTCCTGACCTTGCGTAAATCTGCCGCTGTTATCTTATCCCGTGGCGGTTCAACCCTCGCTAATCGCTTTTGCTTTGCGGAATATGATTTCTTACCTCTAGGCTTTGGCATTACTTCTTCGCCTTCTTTGCTTTGCGAAACTTTTGAATCGCTTCCCATTGCTTTGAATCGACTGATCGAGCCTTACCGCCTGTCAGGACTGAATTGACTCGTGCCATTGCCCATTGACTGACTGAGACTCCAGGTCTGCGTCCTGATGTGACTGCGGCTCCAACTCCCTTGTCATAAATCTGCTTGAGTGCCGAATACGGTGCATTCGCTTTCTTCGCTTTATTCTGCAAAGCCTTCTTTGTGCGTTCATTAATTTTTACCGACATTGAAACGCCTCCGGAATGCTTTTGTGTATGGTGATTCTGGTGTCTTCTTACGTTTGCCTTTTGAATCTCTATCGCCAGCCAACTCGCCTAGTAATCGACCTTCTTTCTGCATCTTCTCTAACTGAGCGAGTCGTTTGCGTCTGGCCTCACCTGTTAGCCCTGCGAGATACTTGGCTGGAATCTTGCGACCTGACTTTGTAGTGACCTTCCTAACCATTGACTACTTCCAAAGCCATAGGTGCAGAGACACCTCGCTCATCCTGTACCTCTTCTAGCGTTCTTTCTGGTGCAATCACGCCAGCCGCTTTCAATCTGTCGAATATGTCTTGCTCTGCCACAATCGACCGATCTAGCAAGGTCACCATCGACATGATCAACTGAGGATCGACGGACTTGTCGTAGAACTCATTATTTATTTGGAACACGACATCTTCAGTATCAACGCCCATGAACTCACCAACCCAGTCAATGGCCTGTTTCACGCCTTTGCTTAAATTATTGACTAAATCACCAAGCACAGAGTTTTCACTAGCAAACCGAATCCTTGCACCTTCTGCTGTCTCATTTCCTGCCCTGTCAGTAATGATCCTGGCCCCGATCATGACCATCGCAGATTCTTTTGAGCGCATTGCATCCATGACCATATTGTTTGGATCAGCCTGTAACAGCGTAGCCGAACCAGTTTCACCAAGTACATGACCAGCCCTTGATCCTAGCTTAATGCCTTGTGGATTGAACGATTTGAATTGTTCCGGTGACAAACTATGGGTAATGAACAACGAGGGCTGACCTGTCAGGAAACACGACTCCTCATAATCTGCTGAGTTTCGGTAATGAGCGATATTTACATCAGCGATATCCGATAAAGGAGCCTCATCAACTGTGACATCATTGTTTTGCGCTCCAACGAATGCAAGCGGAATGATGTCCCAGGTTGAGCCGTCAGCCTTACGAGGGAATATTTCTTCGGTAACAGGAACGTCATCGCGATATAACTGTTGGCTGTATCCCTCTTCTGTCAGTCGTAAAACCCGATATTGCATCTCTACTTCAGATGAAAACTCGTCTAACTCCTTAAGATAAGACTCAGACAAGACGCACATCACGAGGAGCTTACGACCGTTGATGCTTTGGGTCTTCCAATTCACGACCTGTTCGGCAGTGTACGGGATAATTGCCGCCTTGAGTTGGAGTAGTTCAGTTTGCTCTATCGTTAAGCCATCTGGTGCTTGCGGATAGTCAACAAGGAATGCGGTACGACCTGTCTCCAGTAGATTACTCAACTCGTCTTTGCTCAACTGGCTAAGACTTAAACCATCGCCTGTCGCATCCATCTTGAGATAGTCAAGCCCATCGGGTAGCTCACAAACAGGGTCTTTCCGAAACGCCGCACCGACAAGAGCGTTCTTTGTCCTGCCGGTAAAGTTAGTAAACAGCGCACGTTTAAGATACTGCTTATATCTTTGAGTTTGTGTGCCTTTGCGCTCATCGCCGGATTGATTATCAGGGACAGGTAAGTACTCGTATTTCTTTTCTTTGACTGCTCGCGAACCTTTGACAGCATCTCTCGTCTGAGTCCAGACAGGTAAATACTTTTGATAATCGGGGTGCTGTTGCGTCACTGGCATGATTGAAAATCTCGTTCAATAGTCATTTTTATTGTACGCCTCATAATGCGAAATTGAAATCGACGTTGGCAACCGGACGTAGTATAGGCATTTCATAGGCGATTGGGTAAGTCGTCGCATCATTTTGATGGTCAACACCACTGGTTTTGTCTGGCTCACCGTTCCGATAGACCTGTTGCTCAAGACACGATGCGACCGTAGGGCAAGCGTTTGCGTTAATTCGTATACGACCCGCCTCAAATGCGGCATTTGTTGCCATGATCCGATCCCTTACTGGCGGGTTTGACTTCCTGGCTCTGACAGTGAAACCCGCTTGCTGTAGCAATGCGATATCTGACATCGATGCATTGACCGTTTTCCTTGCGCTACCACTTGCGTCAGGATAGAAAAATATTTCATGACTTGCATACTTCGACTTGATCAAATCAATCATTTCCGGCGTATCATACATATTGATGAGTTCTTCGACGCAGTGCCAGACTCGACCGCCTTCTCGTTGCACATAGACGGTTGCGGCTTGCTTTGTCACGTTGAAGTCACACCCAATGAAGAGCGGCTCATCTTTACGAATCTTCTCGCTCGACGCATGGCTCGTCCGATCATAAGAGTTATATACCGTTCCACTGATGAGGTTGACGAATTTACCCTTTAGGTAGGCGTCAAGTAAATTGTCAGGGTAAGCGTCCCGCAACGAATCAATGTACCCGGATGGCAAGTGCGGATTGCTTGCTGTCGGGGCTTGAATTATCTCGTAGCCTTCCTTTGGATCACGCTTCCAAGTCTCATAAACGAATCTGAATCCTTCTGGTGTTGTCGTGACACCTATCGTATTCAAGCCACCATTAGGTTTGTGCTGACGATTTCGGGATAATATTTGCCGCCAAACGTATGCCGCATCGTCTTTCTTGAGCGTGTCAAGCTCATCTATGTCTGCGTCAGCGTGTTCGTACCCGATGATTCTGGTGCTGTTATCCATCGACCGAAAGAAGATGTGACCGCATCCTTCGACATGAATCTGATTAGTAGGGCTTTTGGTCAGTTTGAATGGTAGGTTTAACTCCGTCAGAATCTGTTCAAAACGAGGCCAGGCGATCATTCGTATCAGATCATAGGTAGGTTCGTAGAATCCACGATTGCAAGACGGATTTGCTAACAAGCCAAAGATACAGCGTAGGATAGCCGCTTCAGTCTTGCCAGCACCAAACCCCGCAACGAATGCCGGGAACTTAGCCTGACTGTAGATGTAATCGTACTGAGGGATGGTTGGTCTGATCTTGGTGACTAGATCACTTGAGGATGGTTCCCATAGGTCTGGTTCATCGACCTCAATCAATCTCATGGGGATTGACGACCTGTAAGATTACATTGTGACCTTGTGTTGTGGCTTCTGGTTGCTCGCGCCAACCAGCCTGAGTCTTCAAATAAAAGATAGTGGCGACTGTGTTTCCAGAGTTACTTTGCTGTAGCAGATTCTGGCTGACGTTGAGGATTGCTTTCGCTTTCCCTTTTTTATACGCCTCAAAAACCTCCGGCTGTCTTCTCTCAACAGCCCGCAAAGTATTTTCCTCAATGCCAAAATAGTCTGCGATCTGACCCTTGGTCATCACAGATGCGAGTGCTTCGACTTGAGCGATATCTTTGTCATCGAATTCTACAGCGGGACGACCACCGCCTTCACCTTGTGCCATGAGCGAAAGAGTATCAAGTTATTTCTTTCGATACAATTTGCCAAAGATTTTTGAGTAATGGCTTTTTTTATCTCTTGGATCAATAATCATGAAGCCTTTGCGATTACGCCCAATCAAGGCGTGAGGTCTAGTGTTGCCTCTTAGGAATTTCTTCGCGGCATTGAGAGCCTGGTCTGCTGTGTCGTAATAAATCATTTCAAGCCAAGCCTTGCGATCACATACTCAACAGCCTGTAAGTGCGGGTTTTTAGGTTGCTGAGATACAGACCATTGATTCATTGGTTGGTAAGGCACTTTTGCCAATGAACCGCCTTCCTCGAACTCACTGACATCGCCGCATGACATACACCAGGAAGGATCACCAAGGGACTGACCGCATCTAGGGCAATGTGTTTTCATATGTTTTTCTCCTAATTATCAAATGTTCTTCCCACAGAATTGAGAAAGCAGTCGCGCATTGTAATGGGACTTGTCCATTACCTAACGCTTTAAGTCGGTGTGAAACAGAGGCCATCCCATTAGCCACTCGACCCACGTTGGGTTCAACTTCCCACCAACCATACTTGCGATTGATGAGTCTTTTCTGTTGTGTTCCGATGGACACCCATTCTCCTTTGCTATGTGTGCTAACGGAGTCGGCCACATTTGCGGAGTCGTTGCCATCATTGATAATGTGATCTGCTTTCCTTTTTTGACTCTCCTTTGAACACTTGGTGTATTGAGATTTCCTCGATTCAGATTGTCGCTTGCATTCGGAGTCGGCCACATCTCCATTTTGCCTTGCATGACTTCTGCTCGGATCGCATCTGCTGTCAAGCAACTGTTCCTCCGAAATTCCCCCGGAAACCCTTGTTCCTGGCCGATGTGCGCTATTGGAGTCGGCCACCATCCCGAGCTTCTCACCATTGATGGACTCATTTGATTTGCTTTCGCAGTTGGGGTATGCAAAAAGCCACCATCTATCTCGTTTGTGATTAGCTCCAACTTCGGCAGCGGATAAACAACGCCAGACACTATCGTAGCCTCGCGTGGCAAGGTCTCCAACGACTGTTCTGAGCATTCCTCCGTTATCTCCACTAACGATTGCTGAGACATTTTCCAAGAACAAGTATTTAGGCTGTACCTCATCTGCAATCCGTAAGACTTGTCTGTAAAGCCCCGATCTCGTATCTTCCCCAACGCCTCTTTGACTACCGGCTTGGCTAATATCTTGGCAAGGGAATCCTGCATGAATGCAATCCACTCGTCCTTTGTATTCGGATGGATCAAACAATCTGATGTCTCCTTCCCACACTGACATTCCGTCAAACCATCCGTCTGCGACTCTTGCTCTGAGGATTTCACAGCAGTATTTATCCCATTCAACAGCAACGACGGGTCTGTGTCCCAAAATGAGGTCTGCAAGGATTCCACCCCCGCATCCTGCGAAAAGATGCATGGTTTGCATTTACTCATCGCTCCCTCTCAAATAAATACCGACCGATTTCCCCTACGATGCCAACGGCGACAAAAGCCGCCGCGACATACAAAACCAAATCAAAACCCGTCATATTTTTTGCACCTTTCCGATCACAAGCTCTGGAACTTGATTGAATACTTGGAACGCTCGTGCAGCTGATATTGCATCAATTTTTTTACTGAAAGATTGCCCGTAAAACTCGTCAATCCCGTACCAGTTTCCGCATTGATCTTCACACTGAATCCCCCAAGCATTCCACGCTTGCACCCACATTACAATTAACTTTGTTGGTTTCATGTCGTTTTCTCCTATGTGTTTACCCGACACAGATAGTATCCCTTATCTCAATCTGAATATCAACCTTTTTGTTGATTATTTATCAACATTTTTTATTATTGTGTCGATACCGTTAATTCTATGCCTTGCTAGACGGACACGTTTCTTGTCTTCAAGGCTCAATTTACGACCATTTGCCTTGTCATTCTCTGCAATTGATAGCACAAGATCATCCTCTAAACGCTGTTGTATCATCTGTCTTGTGACAACGGGTCTGACATAGTTAGAGTCAGGTGAAAAGATTTCTGACACTGGCATCCCAAGCGTCTCCATCAAATCGACTCCTGTAGCACTACACACAAAACAATGAACACCAACTGACCTGTCCGGTCTTTCACTGATCATCAGGTTTCGATGTTTGCCGCCATGTACCGGACAAACGGCTCTCCACTTGTCTTGTCCTGCTGACCGAACCTTCTCCAATCGAGCCAAAATGTTATCAACTGGCATTCTTCAACCTCGACTGCGCGTAAATCATATTCTCTCGTTTAATCCATCGAGTGACCTCATCAGAGACATCTG